CAGCCGGGAGCGGTGATCAGAGCGGACGTCGCGGGGAAATACTTCTGCGCGGTGTTGCTCGAATCGACGTACTCCTCGTCCACGGTGAACAGGTTGAGACGATGCCCGCCGACGTTCAGCCAGCCGTTGTAGACAACGCCGTCGTACTCCGTGAGCTTCTGGTCGATGGCGCCGAAGTTGATGCCGCTGTTCTTGTCCAGCAGGTCACGGATGGCCTGAATGCTGAGCACGGAATCAGCGACGTCGGAGCCGAGCACCAGATCGGAGGCAGGCAGGCCGCGGCGGGTCAGCATACGGCACATGGCCTGAACACCGGCGCGGAAGTTCGCCTCGGACGTCCAGTAGTTGGCGCCGATGCTGTAGGTGTGATCGGAGCTGCTGTCGTAGAACTGGACATGCTCGGTCTCGCCCTGGGTGTCGTCGTCGACGTAGGTCTGCATGGTGCAGGCGTTGTTGATCATGACCTGGGCGGCCATCCACTCCTCGCGGCGGATGATGCGGAGGTCCATGTCGGTCATATCGTCGCGCAGCAGGCGCGCGGCGCGCTGCGCGGGCGTGGAGTTGGCGTAGATCGCCTCGCCGAAGCCGCGCTTTTTCAGGTCGTCGAGCGTGAGCAGACGGGACGGCGCGATGTAGGCCGGCTCGTACTCGTGGATGGCGTAGCCCCTGCGGTCCATCGGGATGTCGCCGGCGCGCTGGGACACGAACGCCGCCATCTTGCGGTCGCCCTTGCGGTACTCGGTGAGCACCTTGTCGCTCGCGAAGATGTCGCCTTCCTCGGTGGGGAAGTAGCGATCGCGGAAGAACGTCTGCTTGGGGACGATTTCCTCGGTGATCGCCTGCAGAGTGTAGGTGTCGAAGAAATTCAGAACAGCCATTGTTGACTACCTCCTTAGTTGGCGTCAGCGGCAGCCTTGAAGATGATGCCGCGCTCGCGCAGTTTGTCCTTGTCGTCCTCGGTGAAGGTGTAGGCGGTCTTCACCGTGCACTTGCCGAAGTCGAAGCAGCCGGCGATGTAGACCGCCACCTTCTCGTCGTTGGCGGTGCCGACGTCGATGTCGTCGCAGAGGATGCAGTCGGGCGTCAGCGTCTCGTTGGTCGCCGCGGTGGTGCCGAGAATGACCAGCTTGCCGTCACCGGCAGAGCCGGAGCTCTTGGCGAGGATGGTGCCGCGCTTCAGCGTCGCGGCCGTGCCGAGCTTGCGGATGGTGCCGCCGCCGACATTGACATGCGGGTCGAGGCCGGTCACGAGGCCGTCAAACGTCATGTCGCCGATCTTGGTGCCGAGTTCTTTCATGGATTAACCCTCCTTCTTCTCGAAGAGGCTGTGGACCTCCGCCCGCGCCTTCTTCATCTTTGCCTCGGGGGACTCGCCCTCGTCGGGATCCTCGTCCTCCTCGCCCGGAGCAGCCGACACGTCCTCCGCGCCGGAATCCTCGTCGTCCGCCTTGGCGTCCGCGAGGAACTTACTGCCGGCCTTCGCCGCCTTCTGCGCTGCCACCAGCGCCATTTCCGCCGCCGTGCAGGGCTTCTCGCCGTACTTGGCCTCCTTGACGATGGCGGGGTCAAACAGGGACGCCACCTCGTCGATCTCGGCCATGCGCTTGCGCTCTGCCTCGACTGCGGTGTTGACCGCTTCGGTGGTGTCAACGGCAGCTCTGGCCTCGGCCTCCACCTGAGCGACCTGTTCCGGGTACTTCTCCCGGAGCTCTTCCTTGGTCATAGAAGTTTCCTTCCTTTCGTCACCGGAATCTTCCGGCTTAATATTTGTCTCAACCGTGGCCGAGGCCTCGGGTGTGACCGTGGGGATATTGTCGGGCGCGAACATGCCCGGCGTGAGGTGCATCTGCTTCCCACGCACGAACAGGGAGCGCCCGTCCGCACTCGCCGCGATCTGCAGCGGCTCGGCGTCTTCGATCAGCTCGTCGGCGAAGCCCTTGTCCTTCGCCTCGCGGCCGGTCATGTAGGTGGTGTCCGCCATCATGTGGGAGACCACCGTCGCGGACAGGCTGGTCTTGCGCTGGTAGATTTCCACCTGCGCCTTGTCCCAGGCGTCCATGCTCGCCGCCTGCTCGCGCAGTTCGTCGGCGTTGTAGCCGCCGAACAGGAACGACCAGCACTTATGAATCATGATCAGGCTGGACGGATTGACGCGCACGGTGTCGCAGGCGCACATGATCAGGCTGCCGCCGCTCATGGCCACGCCGTCCACTACGCAGGTGATCGCCATTCCGTTGCGCTGCAATTCGCGCAGGCGGTTGTGGATGGTGATGCTCACGCCCGCGTCGCCGCCGTAGCTGTTCATCCGAATGGTGAGCGTCTTGCAGCTGGAAACCGCGTCGAGATCCTTCATGAACTCGTCGAGCGTGACGAAGTTGCCCTCGATCGGGTCGCCCCACCAGTCGGTGGGCTGCGACTCCACGATGTCGCCGTACATCGTCAGCTCGGCGCTCTGCCCGTCGACGCTCGCGAGGGCGTACACGGAACGCTGGATATTGACCGTTTTAGGTTTCGGCATTTTCGTTTTCCTCCTCTTCATCGGTTGGCGTCGCGGAGGTCGAGCCCTCCACGGTGATCGGGCAGCCCGCCTCCCGTTTCTTCTCGTTCTCGTGGGACACCTGCTCGATGTTGTCCTCCCAGTCGCCGCCGCCGAGCTCGCGCGTGATCTGCGCGTTGGTCTTGACGCCGTGGGAGGCGAGCAGGATTTCCGCCTCGGCTTCCTTCTTCGGGTCGAGGTGGCTTTGCACCGGTCCGATCCACTGCGCGCCGCTCCATGCGTCACGGAGCAGAGGATCGTCAAAGAAGCCCGGCGCCCTGATGCGGCCGAGCGCCACGGCCTCGGCAAGCCAAATCTCATAGACCGGCTGGCAGAAATCATCGACAAACCACGCGCGCCGCATCTTCATGGCTTCCCATGCTTCGAGCAGAGCGCCGCGCGCCGCAGAATACGAGGCGTCGAACTTTTTCAGCAGCACGTCGGAGGGGAGCTCCAGCGCCGCGCCGATCTGCCTGCACATGGTATCGAAGAAGCTCTCGAAGCCCGTGCTCGGCACGTTCGGATTGCCGAACTGCACCGATTCGCCGGTTTTCAGGTGGAACACGTTGCCCGGCCCCATCTCGTATTCGTGGTCGTCGAAGGACTCCGTATCGGTCGGCTCGTCGCCCGGTCCGCCCTCACCGCTGCCGATCTCGTCGAACGGCATCCCGGTCGGGCTGCTCTCGGTCTGTATCCACGCCGTGAAGAACGTCTGAATGAGCGCCGCCCACAGCTCGCTTTCGGTGTACCGGCGCAGCTGCAACAGCGGCTCGATGACCTGGGCGAGATACGGGACGCCGCGGTACTGATCCGGGCGCTCCGCGTCCATGATGTGCAGCACGTTCGGGAGCCCGGTGCGCCCGCCGAACGCAAGCACTCGCTGCCACTCTTCCTGTGCGTCAATCCATTCACGCGGGAAATGATTGCAGATGTGATAGGCGACCACGCGGCCGCTGCCGTCGACCTCCACGCCGTCATAAAGACGGTGCCCGGCGCCGGGCTTGCCCTCCGGCACCACACCCGCCGTGACGCCGCCATAGATCGCCCCGCCGATATAGCCGGACGGAGTGCTCACGCGGTCAGCTTCGACGACGTGCAGCCGCAGGGTATAGGGACAGAACGGCGTCGGCTCGGTGCGCTTGACCAGCACGACGCAATCGCCGCTCATCAGCCACGATTTCAACGCGAGCTGCTGCAAGGCGGCAAAGTTGTTCAGCGCGAGCGCGTCGCAACTCTGCCGGCGCTTCGCCCACATCCTGAACTCCGCGTCGGTCTTGCGCTGCCATTCCCGCGCCTGGTCCGGCGTGAGGCCGAGCACGTCGCGGTCGATGGCGGACTTCATCGTCAGCCCGACGCCGACGACCTTCGTGCGGTTGGTATTGATCGCCGACGTCGCCACCGGCGAGGCCATATAAAGCATGCGGGAACGCTGTCGGAGGGTGCTGTTGTTGCGGTCGATATCCTCACGCGGCGAGCCGCTGTCGGCGTTGAAGCCTTTGAGCGCCCGGCGCGTGGGGCTGGCTCCCGCGTCGCTGTACCCTTGCGCCTGCGGTCGCAGTTCGCCGGGCAGTTTCGCGCCGCTCTTTTTCTTCCTTTTAATCGCGTCCACCTCCCAGTAGGTTTTTATAATCGAACGCCCCCGCCGTGCGAAAGAAGCAAAGACACGGCGAGGACGTCCGAAGCAAAGCCCTTACGGGCGCTTGCCCTTACCAATCACGCGGCACGATGCCGACCGCCTTGCGCGGTCCGTGCCCATCGAGCGCAGCTTGCAGCTCGTCGATCTTCTCCTCGATCTTTTCCATCTGTTCCAGCAGATCGGGGATGTCGAAGCGGGTGAGCTGCCTGTCGTCGATCATGTACGACTTGACGCCGCCCTCGATCAGTGCGACGTAGGCGTTCTGCAGCTTCTCATACACGCCCTGCCAATAGGTGAGGCGCTGCTGGATAACGGTTTTCGATGCCATCTGTTCCACCTACCATTCGTCATATTGATGCGTTTGCCGCTTTGCTTTCCGCTTCGGCGGCGCAGTGCTCGGCGTGGGCGGCACCGCCACGCCCGGCACCGCCTGACCGCGCGCCGCTTTGAGGCGGCGGTCGATGGCGTCCAGGTCTTTCGGCAGCGCCTTGAATGCCGCGAGCGCGTAGTTCCGGCAGTCCAAAGGCTCGTTTCGCTCGTGCCCCGGGATCTTCTTCCACTGCCACGGGTGCGTCTTGTTCGGGTCGTAGACCTTCGTCTCCGACAGCAGGCCGTTGAAATAGGCCGGTCCGTAATCGTCCCGCTTCGGGAAGTGACAGTAGTGCGCGCCCGGCGTCTGCACGCGAAGATTGTCCATGATGATCTCCTTGCCGGAGTCGACGCCGATCTGATACTGCCAGCACGTCCCGACGTATGCGCCGTCCGGCGAGAGTATCCGCATCTTCTTCGGCGGGGAGATCAACGGTCGGTCTTCGCCCGGGATGCCCTTGATATCGAATACCTTGCGCCCTTGCCGCGCGTTGCACCGCTGGCGCACCTGCATCGTGAAGTGACCGCCTTCGTCCACAAAGGACATGGAAACGCGCAGCTTCACGCCGTCCGCAAATCGGAACTGCCGGTTGAACACCAGCTCGTCAAGCTGCGCCCAGGTCGCATCATCGTCCGGGCGTCCGTGGACGATACCCTTTTCGATGCCCCACGTCTCCCCGAAATGCCCGTGGCCGACGACCTCGTACTCCATGCGGTTGTCCTGCGTATCGACGCCGGCCGTCAGCAGCAGCACGCCGTCCGGCAGCTCGACAGGCGTCCCGTCCGTGTTCGTGCCGTAATCGTCGCGCCGCGCGAGAAGGCTGTCCTCGTCTTCGATGTCGCCGCGGTCTTCCCACAGCTCACCGAAGCAGGTGTTGTAAACGACCTGCATCTTTCGGGTGCTGCCGGTCGCGTTCAGAAATTTCAGGACGATGCTCTCCCATGTGGCCCACTGACTCACAAAGGCGTTGAGCCAAAAGGAGCGCGTGCCTTGCTCATAGGCGGCCGGATTTTCAGCCTCCCACCGCGCCGGCGCGCGCTTCATCGTCAGCTCGTCGGAGACGCAGCCGCAGCCGGGGCAGCAGTAATAGACCTCTTTGATCTTGTAGGTCTTCCGCCCGGCGACCTCCAAAGCGTCATACTCGAAGCGGATGTCCTGCCATTTGATCTCGTGATACTCGCCGCAGTGCGGGCAGCGGCTTTTCCACCGCTCCATCGTGCCGGTCGAATATGCCGCCTCGATGGCGCTGGCGCTCTTGATCGTCGGCGTCGAGACCTCAAACGCCATGCTGTTATAGAACGTGGTCTGGCGCGCCATTGCCAAATCCCACGGGTCGCCCTCGGTGCCAGCGCTCATGGCCCAGCGGTCGCGCTCGTCGCCCAGGACGTACCTGATCGGCTTCGAGGCGAGGGCGTGTGCTTCAGTGCTCCCGCACATCGTCAGGATGCCGCCCGGGTAGGTCTTCTGCAGAATGGTGTTGCCGCTCTCGCGAGCTTTCGGCGCTGCGACCTTGCCGCGCAGCGTCGGGCAGTCGCGTATCATCGGAGCGATACGCAGTTTGGAGTATTCCTTCGCGTCGATGGTCGTCGGATGCACGAACAGGATGGAGCCGGGATCTTGGTCGATGATGTACCCGATGCAGTTGTTCAGCACCTCGCTCTTTCCGACCTGCGACGCGGCGACCATCACGGTATGCCGCACCTTCGGGTCGGTGAAGGTGTTCATCACTTCGCGCAGATACGGCGTCCGCTCCGTGCGCCACGGGCCGGGCTCGGCGCTGCTCTCGGAAGACAGTCGCCGGTTTTGCTCCGCCCACTCCGTCACGGTGAGGTCTTCGGGCGGAAGCATACCGGCGAGCGCCTTTGCTATGACACGGTTGAGGCGCGCGGCGTCCTGCTTAGTCGTCATCGTAATCACGCTCCGACCATGCCATCCGCTCGCGCACCCGCTCCTCGTATTTTTTGGGGTCGTAGTGGTAATTTGCCAGCTCGCGCATGACCTTGTGGATCTCCTTGCGGATGATCTCCGACGCCTCCGCCGCGGTATTCACGGAGGCGACGTCCACAGCGAGCCGTCCGGGCAGCGCGATCAACGCGCCGCGTATCTCGAAAATCAAATCCTCCGTCAACGCGGCGACGTCCTCGGCGCGGTGCATCGTGCCTTTCAACTCGTCGGCGGTCATCTTGGCGATCATCGCCTTGCTGGACTTCATCGTCGCCTCGGACGCGCGGCGCACCTTTTCCAGCTTTCGGTCTTCCTCGTCGAGCGTGCCGACCGACAGGAATTTGATGTACTGCTTCACGGCTTCTTGGAGGTTGTACCGACCTTTGCTCACGGTCGAGATCGTCCCGTCTGCCGTCAGCTGCTCAATACGCCGCTTCGACAGGTCAAGCACCGACGCAAGCTCCGTGCCGCTAACCTCCGTGTCCGCCGTGATCTTCTTCACGTCAGACATATTCACTTGCTCCTTTCGCTCTGTGGAACGGGGAGGCGGTGTCGAGCCGCCACGCATCTGCAGCGTTGTCCGCGGTCGCTGCTTCCGCTTCTGCATCAGGCACCCCGTATATGAAAACCGACTCAGGGGAATTGCGCCCCGGCACCCGTTCAAGCCGTCCCAATATGCGGCATTTTTCTGTCAACGGGCGAGCAGCTTATCGGCCTGTCTGCTTATGGAGGTGCATGGGCAAGAGGCAACGGGCGAAAGCCGCCCCTGCTTCATATCGCACCCGCGCGAAACCGCGCGAGAGGATAACTAAAAAATAGCCAAATTCCTTATAGTGTTTTTGTGCAAAGCGTAGCGAAACACCTGATTTTGCCGTTTCTGACTACGCGAATTTTGGGGTCGACGCGCCCGCGAACGATGGGGTGGGGGTCTCCCAGTACCTTTTCGCCTCGTGAGCGCGCTTCTTTTGCCCCTTCCTCGCACTCAAAGCCGGGGTAGTGTCCTACACTGGCAAGATGCTTTGAGGCTGCTGCCGCTTCACGGAGGCAGCGAGAGCTATGCTCCGCTCCTACACATGGGCGTACACCACCGCGCGGCTGTATGTGTCGTGCCCCTTTGTCATGAGGGCAAGGAACTCGTCGCGGTTGAAGCCAGAGAGCCGGAAGACCTCCTCCGGCTTCATACCCAGTTGCCGCCCGATCTCGTTGACCGTCTTGCCTTCGTCGAGCAGTTTCTTGACGATTGCTTTCATGGGCTCCAGCAGATGCGTGCCACGCGCGCGGTTGTGCGTGATCGTGCCGTAGACGTCCGCACTCTCGTCTCCGTGGTGATCGACTACCACCACAGGCACCTTGCCGCCGAGCTTCGTGCGCAGCGGCTCCCGCCCCGAAACAGTCCAGCGGTGAAAGCCGTCGATCAGGGTATAGTCAGGTCGAACTACCAGAGGCAGGGTAAATCCATTTGTAAGGATCGACTGCGTAAGCAGCCGCAGGTTGTCCTCGCTGACCTTATTCGGGTTATAGTCATTCGCGTGCAGGAGATCGTGGTCGACCCATTGGAGGGATGCAAGCGGTGCGAACAGATCCATTTCCGCCATTTCTACTTCACCCCCTTTGTCTGGGTGTTGTAGTCGGTGAAGATGGACGTCCACAGCACGCGGAGGACGCGGTTCTTCGGGTCGCCGTATAGCAGCCCCTCGTACATCTTTTTGTAGTGGGCTTGCGTGGCGATGCCGTAGGTCTTGATGAACAGGCCGCGCCACCCGCTGATGTTCTTCATAGTGTCCGAGGCGATGGTGTAATTCTCGGGGTGGAGGAACAGGACGTCCTTGCACAGCGCGCAGTAATCCTTTTTCTCCTCCTCGGCCTCCAGCTCGCGACGCTTGCTCGTGGAGCGGCGGAACATTTCGCTGTCCCAGTACAGCAGCACGAGGTAGGCGTTCGGCTCGCGGCGCTCGATGCGCTCCCACAACTCATTGTCCGTCTCGGCCACCCAGCGGAGACCTTGCGTCGACATATCTCCGAAGAAGCAACAGAGGCGGAGCTGATTCTTTTTCACGCCCGCCTCATAGAGCCGCATATAGATGTCGGGAAATTCAAGCCCGCGCTCCTTGATGTAGAGCCAGACGTCCGAGTCCTTCCAGTCGTAGATCGGATAGAACTTCCCGCCGAGGGCCTTCATGTCGATGCGCGCGATGGCTTGCAGCCGCGTCACCGATTCCGCCGTACGCAGGCCGATCATCTGAATGCCGTCGTTGAACGCCTTGCCGCAAAAGGTCTGATAATTCATTTCGCCGGGGTAGTGCAGATACGGGCTGGACGTGATCGCGCGCTCCGGCATGTCCCGCATCCACTCTTTTTCTTTCCCCGGCTCCCATGTAATCCAGCTCTCGGCCGCGCTCAGGTGGTCGATGACCGACACCTGCTTGAACGGAAGGCAAAACCACAGGAATTTAACGCCGACGCTCTCAAAGTTCCGACGCCACCGCTCCGTGTTCTCGACCATTGAGGGGTAAAGCCCCTCCTCGTCGATGAAGATCACGGTCAACTGCTTCGGGTCGATCTCGCCGGCGCGGATAAGGTCATAGGTGAGCGAGGACATGCAAAGGCTGTCCTTGCCCGCGGAAAAACTGAGGTACACCTTGCAGCCATTGGAAAAGGCGTTTTTGATACGCCGCTTCGCGGCTTCGAGCACGTCCATCGTGCTTTCGAGCGTCCTTACAGGCATATCCGCTCACCGCATTTCGGGCAGATAACGACGCGCTCCGTCTGTGCGGGCGCTGCATCGGAGGTCTGCGCGGCCGGCGCGGGCTTTGCCGCCTCCGGCGTATGTTCCCCGGCAGGGCGTTCCTTGCTGCTGACGTTCTCGACCTCTCCGGCCTCGTACACGCCGTAGCTTTCGACCATTTCCGTGGCATCGCGCACCGAGGCGTTGAGCATTTCGAGGAGATCGGCGTCCCAGCCGGGCACGTCGATGTCGCCGTCCAGCTCGCGGATGATCTCATCGAAGATCGCCGTGTCGGTGAATCCGAGCTCGTACACGCGGTTGTCCGCGAGCATGAGCTTTTTCTTCTGCGCCTCGGTAAGCCCCTCCATCACATAACAGTCGCATTTCTCGGCGCCCATGCTCTGGAGCGCATAGAAAAGGCCGTTGCCGGCGAGGATTTGCCCCGTCTCGTCAACGACCAGCGGTTTGAACTGCCCGAACATCTGAATCGAGCGGACGTATTCTTTCAGCTGCTTATCCGTGTGACGGCGGATGTTCTTCTCCATCACATGGAGATCGGCGAGCTTCTTCTGCACGACCTTCATGCCCGCACCGCCTTCCGCTTCTCGACGGCGTTCCACACCACGGCGGCGAGGATGCCGGCGCCCACGAAGTAGATGCGCACCGAGGCCATCAGCGTCCACATACCCATCACGCCGAGCGGGATAAGGATATGCCACCCGGCGATCAGACCCGCGTTGACCGCAAGCCCCGCCTTCTTCCCGAAGGCGATGTAGATGCTATACATGGCAGAGGACAGCGTAGACGTGCCGATGATCGTAATGAGGATTGCTTTGAGCATGTTCAGCGCGGGAGTGAACTGCGCCCAGGCGAGCAGGAACACGACGGCCATGTAAATGCCGAAGAAGATGCCGCCGAGCGTGAACGCCTTGCGGACGTCCACTTTCTTCGTTCCGTCCTCGTTTTTTTCATTGTAGTCGAGGATTTTGAAGAAATAGGGGTAGGTGAACGGACCGGGCAGCAGCAGAATCGCTTTCCAGATCCCGGTCTTCATGCTCCCGGCGTCAGCGACCATTGGAATGACGTTGAGGCTGCCGCGCGAGTGGATCATCGCCGCGACCGTCACGCCCACGGCGAGCAGGTAGACCACAATCCAGCCGAAGCCGTCCGTCAGCACGTTGCGTATCATGCCGAAGCGGAACAGGATGACCAGGAAGATCACCGCCTCGACGTAGGCGATCACGATTCCGCCACGTTCACCGAGCGCGGTGTCCGCGAAAACTGTCTGCATCCCGTTCATGGAGAGCCACGATTGGAAAATGCACATCAGCCCGCACACCCACATCATCACCTTGGAGCAGAACACATCGCGCACCTTCGGGATTTTCAGCGCGCAGTATCCGAACACGATGCAGGCGGCGATGTTGCCGCTCACCCAGATCAGCGACGGAATGATGCCGTAGGTCTGTGTCATGGCGACGCCGTTCATCAGCGAGCCGATGCCCGCCCAGGTCGCGCAAATGCTCAAAGCGTAGTAAAGCAGGGGATTGCTCTTAAATCTGCTCTTGATATTCGATAACATGAAAAAATCTCCTTTTCGTTTTTGTGTCCGCCGCGGCCATCAGTGGCGAGCCGATGACAGCGCGGACCAGACCTCGCGCAAGGAGTGAACGCGAGGCCGGCGCCTCCTTTCCGAAAAGAATGGCGACCCTCCCCGTACTGGGGAAGGCCGCCCGGCTTTGATTGGGATTTTACAGTTTACACGGTAACGCATGGACCACGAGACTTCAAGCGCCATCGCGTGACATGTCGCGTCACCGCGCAATAGCCCGAAACGCTGCGCGCCGAAAAGCTACAGTTAAATTGGCGTCCCGTCCACATGGAAAACGCGGTAACATGCAGCTTTGACGCTGTTCTCCGTCGTGTATTTTCCGAGTATCTGCGATACCTCCTTCCACGACAGGCCGCGGGAAAACCGTAGCCGGAAAATGATTCGCGTCTGATCGTCGTCGATGGTGCTGACAAAGGACTCAAACTCTTTTTCCCTCTCATCGATGGCCCTCTGCAGATACTCGATCCTCGCGGAAAGGTCTGCGATCTCCACGGCCAGATCGCCGACCTTATCCTTGACGCCGGTACCGTGAGGCATTCCCGTCAACACCTGGGCGCCCGGACAAGCAGCGGACTCCAAAGACAGGCGTGTTTCCATTGCCTTTGAGAGCTTTTCCCGCAAATCAAATAATTCATTGAGTTGTTCGAGCGTCACCAAAGCTCACCCTTTCACGAATTCTTTTGCTTCCACGCATCCAGCGTCATTTGCTCGGCGCCCTTTTGGACGACGCTCACGCAGCGGACACGGCCTCCAAATTTTTCGAGATCCATCGCGATCAACTCCTTCACGCTCGGCGGGAGCGTGGGGGCGTCGACCTCAAACACAACCGTCAGCACCGAGATCACCCTTTCGGCATCTTTAAATAGTTTGTCTGCTTCACCCACGGATACCGTTCGGGGAACGGCACGACTTCGAGCTTGCCTTTGAGCGCGTCGGCGATCTCCGCGTCCATCTTGACCTGCTTAATATCCGACTCCATCCTCATGTGAAAGGCGTCGGCATACTCGTCAAGAATGGCCTCCATGCCGTGGTGCAGCTTTACAGAGCGTTCCGGCCCGAAGCCGTTGCGGTGCATGTAGATCATCGCGGCGTCAAATCCCTGCTGCTGTCCGCAGAGCGTACCATCGGAAAAGCCCTCCTTGTATGCCCTTTGCAGCAGCTCGGCCAGCTTATTCTTTCCCATAGGTCTTTACCTCCATCGGCTCCCCGCAATACGGGCAGAATTCATAGTCGCAGTCCCTCTTATGGAACGCCAGCTCGACGATCCGGCCGCAGCAGGGGCATTGAAATCTGTCGTGATAGTCCCCGTTGCCGATCTTTATCCACTCGTGTTTCTCGTTCATACCAGCGCCTCCACATAGCACCAGCTCTGCGGCGGCTTCTGCAAAACGCGCGCCGCATTGCCGCAGATTTCCTTGTGCGCGTCGAACATGGCGCAGCTCTCGCAGTACAGCCCGTCCGGGCACAGCTTTTTGAACGCCGTGATCGGCAAGAACTTATCGTAGAACTGAAGCTCGGATATGTGCCAGCCGTCGACCGTCGCGCGGCGTCCGAAATAATGGTGCAGCTCTGTCGCCGGAACGCAGCTCATGCCGGAGAGCCGCGCCAC